GCGGATGAGACGGCGCAGTTTGTGCCGTTTGCCGGCACGGAGACGCGCGCGGCGGAGGTATCGCAAGCTTGGAGGGACGGCGTGATGGACGCAAACCAATTGGCAGCGAAGCTGACGGAGCGGTTGAACATGCCCGTGCAGATTTGGGAGACCGCGGGCGATCATTTCCAGGTTCTGCTCAAGACGCCCGGCGGCCCGTGCGAGATCGGATTGTTCCGCCCGCGTCCTTTCATGGAGGGCATGGTCGACGGCATCGCCGGTGAGATCGAGAACCATCTTGCGCGCTTCAAGGACACGCGCAACCGCGCCAGCTGATTCATGCCTGACCGGATTGTTTTTCACCCCAATCCGACGCAGAAGCGGTTCATCGAGAGCCGCGCCGAGGCGGATTTGTTCGCGGCGCGGATGGGTGAGGGCAAGTCGAAGGCGCTGGTATGGTCGTGTTTTTATCACACCATCCACAACACGGGGGCGAACTGGGCGATTATTCGCGACACCTGGGAGAATTTGCGCCGCACGACGCTGCGCACGTTCATGACGGACTTCGGGCAATTCGGCGAATGGCGTGCCGGCGACAAGCGGTTTATTTGGCGCGCGGAGCGGGCTGGGCTTTTGGGCGCGGTTGATTTTCTTGGCCTTGACGAGGAAGGCGATGCGTCGAAGCTGCAATCGCTCGAGATCGGGGGCTTCGGCATGGACGAGCCGGCGCCGGCGGCGGATTCTGGGGGTATCTCCGAGCTGATTTTCACGACGGCGATGTCGCGTTTGCGGCAGCCTGGCATGAAGTGGTACGCGGCGAAGCTCGCTGAGAACGCGCCCGACGAGACGCATTGGACCTACAAGCATTTCGTCGATCCTGGCACGCCGCCGTCGGGCGCGCCGCTCGCCGAGGGGCAGGCCGGCGGCTTCAAGCTGTTCCAGTCGGCGGTTCCGGAGAACGAGCACAATCTTCCGCCGGGCTACTACGCGCGGCTGTCGCAGAGCTACAAGCACCGGCCGGATTTGATCCGCCGCTTCGTCGATGGCGGGTTCGGCTTTCAGCAGATCGGCAAGCAGGTCACGCCGGAGTGGAGCGACGATCTGCACTTGGCGCGGAATTTGGAGCCTGTTCCCGGGGTTCCTTTGCAGATTGGATGGGACGGCGGGCTTAATCCGACGTGTATCATCACGCAGGTGACGCCGCTCGGTCACTGGCTGATTTTGGAAAGCTACGTCGGCGACGGCATCGGCATGGCCGAGCTGATCGAGGACGTGGTCAAGCCGCGGCTGACGGGCCGTTACCGCGCGTGGTTTCGCGAGAGCAGGTTTTCGAATGCGCCGGGCTGGCGTCACATCGGCGACCCGGCGTTGAACAACCGCGAGCAATCGTCGTCGGCCAATTCGGCGGCGCGCGTGATCCGCAGAGAGCTTGGCGGGCCGTTCCTGCCGGGACCGAAGGAGACCGAGGCGCGGCTGCTGCCGCTCCGCGCGGTTATGCGCAAGCTGGTATCGCGGCGCGCGCTGATGCTCGTCGACCGCGAACACGCGCGCGAGGTTTGGTACGCGCTGCGCGGCGGCTGGCACCGCAACGTGTCTGCCTCTGGCGTTGTCGGCGACATCGCCAAGGATATGCACTCGCATCCGGGCGACGCGATGGGATACCTGGCCGCAACACTGTTTCCGTTGGGGAGGCTCAAAGAACGCAAGCCTGGCGGCAAGATCCAGTCCGCCACATACTTCGGTGGCGGCCGTAAGGGCGGGCTCGGGTTCGAGCGGCCCGGATTGAAATTACCTAGCCGGACACTTGGGGTTAATCCATGAGCACCATCACAGGGTACGGTCTTGTCGATGACGCCAAGACCTGGCGTCACACGTGGGAAGCGGTCGGCAACGCCGACGTTGGCGCTGCGGTCGCCGCGGCGCGCTTCTCCGACAAGAGCGTGCAGCTCGCCGGCACATTCGGCGGCGCGACGGTTGTCATCCAAGGCAGCGAGGACGGCACGAACTGGTCGACGCTGCACGACATGGGCGGCAACGCGCTCTCGTTCACGGCGGCCGGCGGGCCGAAGCAGATTCTGGAAAACCCGCGCTTCATCCGCCCGAGCTCGTCGGGCGGCACGGGCACCGATGTCGACGTGTTCATGTCGGCGCCGGCGCGGTAGTTCACGATGGTAGCCTGGGTCCCGATCCCGCACCAGACGGTCAATCTGAACGTCAGCGGCGCGTTCACGGACAACGATCAGTCTGCGAATATTCCGGCCGGCGCGACGGGCATCTCGGGCGTTTGGCTGAGCACGCAGAACAGCGCGCAGACGGTCGGCTTCCGCAAGAAAGGATCGAGCGACCCGGCCGAGTACATCATCGCCGCGAACCAGCATTTCCGGTTCAACATCGGCGTCGACGAAAACCGCGTGTGGCAGTGGTACCGCGACGGCGGCACTGCCAACATGACGGTGTACATCACAGGCTATTACACGTCGGAGTGCGTGTTTCTGACGAACCGGATCGACAAGTCGACTGGCACGACGGGCTCGTGGCAGACAGTAGACATTTCAGGCGATGTCGGTTCCGACACGCCGATCGGCGCGTTTTTCACTTACGACGCGGTCGCGAGCAACATCGGCCTGCGCAAATTCGGATCAACCGACAATCGCGTCACGAAGGCCGCGGTCGGCTGCGCGATCGTTGGGCTCGACGGCTCGTATCGCGCACAGCAGCAGATCAACAACACCGTCGTTGACCTGTTCTTGAATGGATGGGTCAAGTCCGGCGCGGTGTTTCACACAAATGCGATCACGCGCAGCCATGGCGTTGCAGGATCGTACACCGACATGACGGCGCTGCCGGCGGGAGCGATTGCGGGGCTTTACGAGATCCAGAATACGGCGTCCGACACGAGCGATTGGGGTATCCGCGCCAATGGCGCTTCGGACGATTACTACAACGACCTTTTCCGGCACGCATGGGCGATCGTCGAGTGCGACGGCAGCGGTGTGGTTGAATCGAAGTTCGAGGGCACGGGCACAAACATCTACGAAACAGGCTACTTCACCGCCGACCCGGACGGACAGCCGGCGCGCCGGCGTCACGGTTCGATGGAACCCACAGGCGCGCGGCGCATTGGCCGCGGCTGGGGCGCGCGGCCGAGCGGATTGCCCGGGCCGCCGCCGCCCGTGATGGCACGCAACAGAGAGGTTCAAGGCTATGGCTTCGACCGACGCTAGGCCGATCCCGAAGAAGAACACCGCCTACCGGCATTACTTCACGATCTTCGACGCGGACGGCGACCTTGTGTCGGGCGCGGCGGGGCTCGACTCGGAAGTGTCGATCGACGGCGGTAACTTCGTCGATTGCACGAACGAAGCGACCGAAATCCAATCGAGCGGCATCTACTATCTCGATTTGACATCTGGCGAGATGAACGGCGACGCGATTTGCATCATCGTCAAAACGACGACCTCGGGCGCCAAGACCACGCCGATTTTTCTGTTTCCGCAAGAGGCTGGCGACATCAAGGTCTCGGTCGAGGCCATGGACGCCAACGCCGTCACGGCCACGTCGATTGCGTCCAACGCCATCACGTCGGCGAAGATCGCGGACGGCGCACTCACCGCGGCGAAGATCGCGACCGGCGCGGTCGATGCCGATGCGATCGCCGCTGACGCGCTCGCGGCGATCAAGACGCAGGTGGTCTCCGCGCTCGCCACCGATACTTATCCCGAGCCCGGCCAGGGCGCGCCTGGCGCGACAATCTCGCTCGCCGCGAAGATCGGTTATCTCTACAAGAATTGGCGCAACGCCAAGAAGCAGACCGCCACGCAGTACAGCTTGCTCAATGATGACGCGGTAACCGTCGATCACAAGGCGTCCGTCTCCGATGACGGTTCCACTCTCACCAAGGGCGAAATGGCGGCGGGTCCGTAATGGCAATCGACAACGCCGAGAAGCGGTTCAGCGCGCTCCAATTCGGCTCCGGCATTGGCGTCGTCATCCCGGATGGCACGCTCGACGAGCAGGACCGCGCGGCATTGCTCGCGCTGTACACCGGCATCATCGCCGAGCCGCCGTCACCGGGCGGCCTGTTGCTTCGCCGCCGCAGGAGATCGTTCTGATGGCACGCCGCCGCGCGGCCGCAAAGCAGGCGGCCGGACCGGAGATCATCGAATTTCCGCCGCCCGGGGACGGGGAAGCGCTGCCGGCGCAGGAGCCCGAGCCCGAGATCGACGCGCAGGAGCTGGTCGCTTCGCTTGGCGCATACATCCTCGAGGCCGAGACTGCGCGCAAGACCGGGCCCAACGCGCGCGACGACGTGTGGGAGCGGAATTGGGACGCTTATTGGCGCCGTACCGACCGGGGCGAGAAAGCGAAGTGGCAATCGAATGTCGAGCTGCCGGATGCGCCGGTCGCCGTCGACCGGTGGGCCGCGGCACTCAAGCGCGCGTTCGAAGTCGGCGAGAAGTTCTATGAGGTTGTCGACGTTGGCGACCCCGACGGCGATCTGAAATGGCACGTCGAGCGCTACATGGATTACCTGCTCGCCAATTGCGGCCGCAGCGCGCAGGGTCACTATCTGCCGTTCGCTTCGGTGCTCGAGCGCGCGTTGAAAGCGGGTGCGGTCACCATGCCGGCGATGGCCGTGACGTGGGACACGAGCGGAAAATATCCGTGCGTGATGGTCGAAGCGGTCGATGCGCGCAGCCTGTGGCTCGATGCGACCGGGCGCAATCTCTACCGCATTGTCCGTTCCGAGATCGACAAGCACGAGCTGCTCGCCCGCGCGCAATTGATGGATGCCGCCGGCCAGCCGATTTACAACGTCTCGGAAATCGAACAGCTCACCGCATATTCGAGCGACCAGAAGGCCGCCGATAACGAGCGCTCGAGCGGCCACACCGACGGCGGCCAGGTTTCGGGCAGGCAACCGGTCACGCTGCACGAGTTTCTGGTCAAGTCGATCCTGAGGCCGAACGGCGAGGTCATGGCCGGCGAGTCGCTCGTCGTCATGGCGAATGAGCGCTTCATCATCCGCGGGCCGGAGCCGAACCCTTACGCACATGGCGAGGATTGGGTCGTGGCTTCGCCCATGATCGACGTTCCGTTCTCCGTGTACGGACGGTCCTACATGGAGAATTGGGTCTCGATCGCCGAGGCCATGACCGAGCTTACGAACCTCATCATCGACGGTGTTCGAATGACGGTGATGAAAGCTTACGCCGCTGTCCCCGATTTGCTCGAGGACCCGAGCGAGCTTTCGGAGGGCATTTGGCCGAACAAGGTCTTTCAGCTCACCGAGGGCTCGATCGGCAAGGACTTCATTGCCGAGATCAATTTTGGGGAATTGCCAGAGGACGGCTACAGGCTTTTGCAGGGCCTCTCGAAACTGCTCCGTGAGGGCACGCAGCTCAATGAGCTTTCTCTCGGCCAGCTCGCGCAGCGCGGCAACCCGACTGCGACCGAAGTCGACGAAACGAAAGAGGGCAGCTCGGCCGCCATCGAGTCGATGGCATCGACGATCGAGCGTTCGATCCTCGAGCCGGTTTTCAATCTGATGTTCTTGACAGGATTGCAGCACGAGGATTTTACAAATCCGCGCATCATCAAGGCGATCGGCGAAGATACGGCGCGCATGTTTGAGAGGCGCAGGCAGGAGTTCATCGAATACGGCTACGGATTCAAGGTGCGCGGCATTACCGAGATGATCGCGCGCGGCAAAAAGCTGCGCTCGCTGGTCGGCCTGCTGCAAACGATCGGGCAGATCGAACCGCTCATGATGACGTTCCTAAAGAAATACGACATCGGCCTGCTGCTCGACGAGATGATGCGCCTGATGGGCGTCGACCCGTTGCAGTTCACGCCAACGGTGCGGCAAAAGCAGATGGCGGCCGCAGCTGCCGCGCTCTCACCGCAACCGCTTGCCGTGGCGCCAGGTTCCGCCGGCAAACCGTCACCGCCCGCGGCTCGCGGCGGCATTCTGCAGGAGATCGGATGAGGATCACGCGCGTTGACGGCAAGGCGCCCGGCACATTCCGGCCAAAAGAGGAACCGGAAACCGTATCTGGCCCCTCAATTTCGAAAGTCGCCGCGCTCCATGACGGCGCGCGCGCCGCGAACGCGCTCGCCTTCGTCGAACATCAGATTGGCGAGCTCAGTGCTGCGGTCGACAACGAGGCGCTGGCGAAGCATCGCGCCGGCACGCTGACGCCGCTCGAAGCGCACGGGCTGTGGATGGAGAAGTTCGCCTACAAGCGCGTCATCGAGAAACTGAATCAGACGGTCCGGGTGGGCGCGCGCAGCGCTCAGGAGATCGGGCCGATCGGTCAAGGAGAGGAGTAGTTGTTATGGCAGTTGTGAAGAAAAAGGCCGCCGCCACCGCTGCTGCTGAGGCCCCGGAGCTCGATCACCCTGACCTTGGCACCGATGACAGCGACGGCGCGCCGAAGTTTCTCGACGAGTTCGAAAGCGAGGAGGCCGCGCGTGCCGAGCTCGCGCGCTTGCGTGGCATTGAAGGCCAATTCGGCGAACTCCGTGCCAAGCACGACGAGACGGTCGATCGCATCATTACGAACCGCGCGCCGGCGCCGGTGCCGCGCCCGGCGGTCAAGGCCGACCCGTTCAGGGATCTCGACCCTAACACAATGCCCGACCCGATCGAGAACGCGGCCGAGCACAAGGCGTGG